GGTAGGCCCGCAGGAGAGACCCCCCCCATAGAGAGAGGTACCTGTTCCTTCTTTAGCCGCGACCCGTAGGGGGGGGTCTCGATACAATGTAGCCCTCCAATCCGTGTGAAATTTCTAACTTGTAACGCTTGCGTGCCGGACAAACCGAGGTAAGATGCCCGCGATCTCTTTCCTCCTCGCCGCTGATTGGGGGGAACCTCGGTCAGCGGTTTGCAGACAACTTATTATTGGCCCAATCTGGCGTCTCAAAGCACTGAGAGGCGTCAGCAGGTTTCGGGGACACGCCTAGCCGGTACCCAATCCGGTCTCCAGTCCTGATCCAAAGGCGTTCCAAGGGTGCCCGTTGGGAGATGACTGATACCGGTCAGTCATAGGGAAGGCCGAAAGGCTGAAAATCTCGCAACCCACCTGCCGCATTTCAAAGCCCCACCACTAGGGCTGTCCCGTGAGGGATTGTGGGGTCTCCCGACAGCGGCAGAGTTCAGCGAGTATTGGGCAGTGCTTTTCCCTTTAGGCTTGGTGGCTTGTGCTAAGCCCCCTAAGTCGGGAGAAAGGCCCCCGGTCTGTCCGCATTTTCCTGTACGGGTTCTGACGGTCTGGCTAGACTGCCAGAAAGGGGTATTGCATGATGATCTTTGTTGACGGGCTGGAAGAGGCGATCGTGGGCTGGGCCAACATCGGGAAGTTCCAGATCGCCGTGTACTCGGTGGACCGCCTGAGCAACATCATTTACGAGGACATGGAGAACGAGGTCTCGACCAAGGACGTTGACGAGATCATTGAGCATCTTGAGTTGCAGGTCAGCGAGCAGGCGGTGGACCTGCGTATGCCACCCCCGATCTTTGTGAGGACGGGGGACTGGGAAGACATTCAGAGGGAAATACTCCGGGGGCAGTAATGGCGGTACCAACGGGACGGGCATGGATCGGTGCTTCTTGGGTGCCGGTAGTTCAGGAGGTTGAACTGTCCCACTTTGGGGAGTACCGCAGTTTTCCCAAACCCCAGATTGCGATCGGGCCAGTGAGAGGCGAGATCGCCGCACTGACCGCCATTCATGAGACTTTTGAGGCAATCTCTGATATTTACGATTTGAACCTCAAGGAGACCCAGATCCGCTGCATCGAACATGCGGTGGCTGGGCTGATTGTCAGGAGTCCCGAGTTGGTGGACTGGGCAATCTCAGAACTGCGTAAAGCAGAGAATCCTTGCCCAATGTCAACACCGTTCGTAGACTAAGCGGATGGACCCACTGTTCCGCGAGGCAAAGAAGCGTTGGCTTGAGAACCAGTCCAGTGAACTGAAGGACGCTTACTATCAGCGTGCGAAGGAACTGGACGATGGAAAGACCCACTACCTTGAGCGGGAAGAGATTCTCAACGAAGAGTTTGAAATCAACCGTGAGCGGTTGACTTCAGAACTGGATGAGGTTAGATTGGAGTGGAAGGCAAAGAAGGCACAGAAGGCGGAAGATAAGAAGACTCGGGACAGCCTCCCCCCACCCAACCCCTCGCCGGAGCAGGACGCTGCTCCGCGAGGGGCCTTCGTTGCATCGAACGATGTCGTGAACGTGAAGTGGGTTGCCGAGAACCTGCCGAATGATAATGCCTCGCGTGATGATGCCCCGAGCGTGGCGGCTTGGGGAATGCTCTGCTGGGCACGGCGGAACCCGGACCAGTTCTACACCCAGATCTTCAAGCAGATTGTCATCCCGACCAAGCGTGAGATTGAGGAGGCTGCGGATGCGGCCAACGACGAGGAGCGTTTGATCGAGGCACTGGACCGTGTACGGAAGATTGCCGGAGAACTGATTGACGCTTGAGCCGCACAAGATCGTCCCGCGTGACCTCATCCGGAACATTGACTTCCGGAAGCGGATGATCCGTGCCGCCAGTGGCGATCGGGAGTTGCAGGCTGACCTGATGGCATTGTGCCGCAAGGACATCCTGTTCTGGTGGAACACGTTCCTGTTCACCTACGACCCGCGACTGTCTGCCAGTGTGGTCCCGATGGTGACGTACGAGTTTCAGGACGATGCCATCTCTGACATCAACAACAGCATCGGTGTCAGTGACATTTGCATCAGCAAGAGCCGTGACATGGGTGCGTCATGGATGCTGGTAGGCGTGTTCCTGTACCGCTGGATGTTCAGGGACGGGGAATCGTTCCTGCTGGTCAGCCGAAACGAAGATTATGTTGACAAGGCTGGCAACCCTAAGTCATTGTTCTGGAAGATTGACTTCATCATGAAGCATCTTCCGGGGTGGATGCTCCCCTCGTTCTCGCGGACCAAGTTGAGGCTGAGCAACAATGGCAACGGATCGACCATCGACGGTGAATCAACGACGGGCGATGTGGCTCGCGGTGATAGAAGAACTGCGATCGGGCTTGATGAGTTTGCTGCGTTCGACACGGATGCTGGATATCGCGCGCTCGCGGCCACCCGTGACGCGACGAACTCCCGAATCTTCAACTCGACGCCGAATGGGACCAACAATGCGTTCCACGCGGTCGCACAGAATGAAGAGATAAAGCAGATCCGCCTGCACTGGACGCTGCACCCGAAGAAGGCTGATGGCCTGTACTACGACGGTGACCGTCCGCGATCGCCGTGGTACGACAAGGAAGTCAAGCGTTGTGCCAGCCCGGTTGAGATTGCTCAGGAACTGGACATCTCATTCGGTGCTTCGCAGCATGTCTTCTTCGACCTTGGCTTGCTGGGGCAGTACCAGTCCAAGTTCGTGCGGGCACCCTACGTCCGTGGCGAGATTGTCTTTGATGACAAGGTCAGAGACATCTACTTCGAGCCATCACCGAAGGGCAGGCTGAAGTTGTGGGCACACCCTGATCCGACCGGCGAACTGCCAGCGGACAGGTCATACGCCATCGGCATTGACATTGCCACCGGAACAGGATCAAGCAATTCTTGCCTGTCGATTGGGGACCGGAAGACTCGCGAGAAAATCGGCGAGTTCGCAGTACCCAACTTGAGGCCGGATCAGTTGGCCCGGTATGCCGTTGCTCTGGCTCGTTGGCTGCGTGACCAGCATGGCCTCCCAGCCTTGTTGTGCTGGGAGGCCGCTGGTCCCGGTCGCATCTTCGGTGATGTCGTGGTCGAACTTGGCCATCGCGAGATCTGGTTCCGTCGCAAAGAAGGTGCGGCGATCAAGAAGCAGAGCGAGATGATGGGCTGGGTACCGACCAGAGAAACAAAGTTGACTCTGTTTGGCAACTATCGAAGACAGTTGTTTTCAGAGTCCTTCATCAATCGGTCGAAAGAAGCATTGGCTGAATGTGCTGAAATCGTGTATATGCACGGTGGAGGCATTGAGCATTCTAGGTCCGTGAGCGTTCGCGATTCCTCCGGTGCCAGAATGAACCATGGTGATAGAGCAACGGCGGATGCTCTACTGTGTCTTGCCATGGGGTATGAAGGCAATAGGGTTGCCAAGAAACCAGCAATCATTCCGGGTTCCCTGATGTACCGACGCCGTAGGCAGCAGGAGAACAAGAAGCGAGCCTCATCATGGTGAACGAATCAAACGAATACAGCAGGCTGTCGAAGGCTTTTGAGTGGTCTCGGCTGCGAATGCTTCCGTTCCGCGAGGAGCGGGTTCGCAATCTCAAGACGTTTCTGGGGCGTCACTACAACGGCGAAGTCACCAGTGACCGTGTTCCGGTCAACATGCTTGAGATGGCGGTGCAGATCTACCGCCGAAACCTTGTGACATCCAACCCGTCTGTCCGGATCAGGACAGAGAAGCGGTCTCTCCGTCCAATCGCCCGCAAGTTCCAACTGGCGGTGACCAAGGTTCTGGAAGAGATGGACTTCCGTTCGAGCATGAACACAGTGGTGTTCGATGCCCTGTTCGGTCTTGGTGTGGCAAAGATCGGAATCACCGACAAGGCACTTGGTGAGATGCCGGGGTACCTGCACGACGCGGGCTTCCCGTTCATGGATGCGGTCGATCTCGATGACCTCGTTCTGGACATGAACGCCAAGCACTGGGAAGCCATGCAGTTCGTGGGCAATCGCTATGAGTTGCCGTACGAAGAAGCCATGGACTCCAAGGTGTTTGACTTCAAGAACAAGCCAACGCCCAAGCAGCAGCAGCCGTACAACGAATACGGCGAAATGAAGGTGAGTTCGCTGGATTCTCGTCAGTCGTACGGGTCGGCGACGTATACCACTGCCAAGGATGTCCTCGAATTGTGGGACATCTATCTCCCGTACGAAGGTGAGATCTACACGTTTGCGTGCGACAGCCGTGGCGTGCCGATCATGGACCGTCCCATTCGGGAGGTCGAGTGGAAGGGGCCTGAGATTGGCCCGTACATTCCACTGAGCCTTGGTGAAGTCAGTGGCAATCTCATGCCGCTGCCCCCCGTGGCTAACCTTGTTGACATGAACGATGCGTTGAACCGCACGTTCCGAAAGTTGGTGCGACAGTCTGACCGCCAGAAGACGATCACTCTGGTCGCTGCCGGATCAGACGATGATGGCCAGCGGATTCTTGACGCCGATGACGGTGACATGATCCGGGTTGACCGGCCCGAAGCCACCCGCGAAGCCCGCTTTGGCGGCGTTGACCAGCAGAACCTTGCCTTCGCCATCCAGTTGCGGCAACTGTTTGACTACATGGGCGGCAATCTCAGTTCGATGGGTGGCTTGTCTGTGCAGGCGGAAACTGTCGGACAGGAACAGATCATCAAGGCGTCTTCGTCACAGAAGATCCAAGACATGCAGGCCGCTGTCATTGTCTTTGCGGAGCGATGCGTCCGGTCGATTGCGTCTTGGGTCTGGTATGACCCGATCCGCCGGTATGACTTGGTTGACATTCTCCCGGACACTGGGTTTGAGATTCCCCTGAAGTTCAATCCCAAGGACCGCAAGGAGTCCGAGTTCATCGAGATGTACTTCTCGATCACCCCGTCCTCGATGCGTGAGTCCAGCCCGCAGCAGAAACTTGGCATTCTGACCAACACGGTCACGAACTTCCTGATTCCCCTCGCCCCGCAACTTCAGTCCCAAGGTCTTGGCATTGACGCGACTGCTTTTGTACGCAGCGTGGCAGAACTTGCGAATATGCCGGAAATTGAAAACATGCTTGTGCCCCTCGGTGATCCCGGAGAGGCAGTTACCATGATGCAGGAGCAGGGATCGCCCGCTGAGACCACGCGGAACTATGTCAGGCAGAATGTCCCCACCGGCGGGACTCAGGAAGCCCGAGAGACCGCAACTATCCAAGCCCTTCTTGGATCTCAAATGACGCCCGGCCAGCAGCAGATGATGAGCCAGCCCGGTCCGGGTTCACCCCAGATGTAGAGCCATAAATGCCGAAGTACCGATACCGACACCCTGAAACTGGCGAGTCCAAGGCCATTGTCATGTCCATGCAAGAAATGTGGGACAAGACAAAAGGTGAAGGAATTGAAATTGACGGAGTTGTTTGGGAACGCGATATTACGTCTGAACACAGGCGGGCAGTCGCGACAAGTGTTGGATGGCCCCTTCTCAGCGAAGCGGCAGGAACTCATCCGGACGAAGTTCCCAATGCAATGGCTGAAATGCGCAGGAAGGGTGTAAACTTGAATTACACCAAGGATGGACGGGCCATCTTTGAGAATGCGGCTCACAGGCGCAGGGCTTTGAGAGCCATGGGCCTACAGGACATGCAAGGTTATGACTGAACAGAACAACGAGGAACCGGCTCGCAACCCATTTGACTTTCGTGACCCGTCTGAGCGGGTCCGGGAGATTGTCAACTCTGGCAATGATGGGCACGATCCCGGTGATGAAAGCGATCACCAACCCGTAACCGCTGAGGGTTCTAGTCCTAACGCTGAGCCGGAGCCTGCTCCACTGCCCGTTGGGATGAAGGCCCTCACTGACTACCTTGATGAAGATCTTGCCGGGGTAGTCTCATCGCTCGTCAGAGAGATTGAATCTCTCAAGGCCGAGAAGGCAACAGCCTCAAGTGCCGCCAAGGTTGAAGATCTTGTCAACGCCCTTGGTGATGAATGGCAGCCCGTGTTTCGCGACAAGGCGAACCGAGCCAAGTTGAATACCGCCATGAAGGTCATGAAGGCCGGATATGAGCGGTCAAATCTCACTGTTCCGGATGAGCAGGAGATTTTGTCCAAGGTTCTCCGATCTGAGTTCGGGGAAATCAAAGAATCTATTGAACAAGAGGCCGTGAACAACAAGGTCGCAGAGCGAAAGTCGCAGATGATTGCCCGTGCAAGCGGGCGTCGAACCGACTCGCTTACGCCCAAGGAATCCGCCATGAAGTCTGTTCATCAGATGATGGTGGAACGCGGCCTCTACAGCACCTAAAGGAGTAGACCAAAATGGCCATTGCCGTTTCGGATCTTCAGGATCTCATCACGACCACCCAGAAGGAACTGGGTGAACTCCGGTGGACTGAAATCGCCACCGATCTTCAGGACCACGTTGCTCTTTCGAGCCTGCTCCAAGAGTCGCGTGTCCAGTTCTCCGCTGGTACTTCGGTCCAGTGGAACGTCATGGTCGAGAACAGTGGTCTCGCCAAGGACACCAGCCTGTTTGCCACCGACGAGGTGAACATCGGCGATGTCATGAAGACCGCTGAGATCGGCTGGCGTCACCAGACCGTCAACTACGCCATCGAGCGTCGTGAGATTGCGTTCAACCGCGATCCCCGCCGCATCGTTGACCTCGTTGCGGTTCGGCGTGCCGATGCCATGATCTCGCTCGCCGAGCATATGGAGAAGCGTTTCTGGGGTGCCCCCAGCACCGCGAACGATCTCAAGATGAACGGCGTGGCCTACTGGGTCACGACTTCGGGATCGGCCCCGTCTGCTGGCGAAGGCGGCTTCCTCGGCGGCGACCTGTTCGCCGGTGGCACCGCTGGCCTCAGCAGCACCACCTACCCCCGCTGGCAGAACTGGTGGGGTCTGTATGCCGCTAACGAACTCGACGGTACCACCGCTGGCGGAGCCAACTACGGTGCCGATGGCGTTCTGCCTGTTCTCGGTCTGGTCAAGCAGATGCGCGAGGCGTACGTCAAGACCGGCTTCAAGCCCGTCTACAACGCCAATGTTCCGACCTACAACACTGGCGATCGCTGGGGTATCTACGCCGGTTACGCTCAGGTGTCGGGTCTTGAGAACATTGTCGAGCGTCTGAACGACAAGGTGACTTCGTCCGACCTTCAGCCGATGGCTGGTCGCGTCATGTTCCGTGGCGTTCCCGTCACCTACGTCCCGCACCTCGACACTGCTACTGGTGGTCCGATCTACATGCTCAACTGGGGCACGTTCCACCCGATCTTCCTTGAGGGCGAGTACATGCGAGAGATGGGTCCGGACATTGCTCCGAACCAGCACACCACTCTGGTGACGCACATCGACTGCACCGTCAACACCTACTGCACCGACCGACGCCGCAACGCGGTTCTCTCGACCGGTGCCGTGACCATTCCGAACTCCTGATTGAGATAGAAAGGAGCCATTCAAATGGCTACTGTCGTTACTTACAACGGCTTCCGCATTCCGAGCCTCACCGACCTTGATGCCCGGAAGTACGCCGTTTACTTCGATGACTTTGTTGCTGACCTCGGCAACGACACCGTGACCGCTGCGACCGTCGGAACCGGCGCGCATGACGCTGCCTCGCTTGCCGATGGCGGCATCTACCGCATCGACGCTGCATCTACGACTGACGGGCAAGGCCCGAACATTCAGTTCAAGAACTTCACCGTCACCCCCGCTGCTGGCAAGAGCATCTGGTTTGAGTGCGGACTCACCTTCAAGGATGAGGATGAGGTCGATCTGTTCATTGGTCTTTCTGATATCAACACCACGATTATCACGACCAATGACACTGATCCCGACACGGTTGGATTCATGTCGTTTGAGGATTCCCAGATTGACACCACTTCCCGCGACGGTAGTGACGCGGAAAAGAACCTTGACGTTGGCACCGTCACTCTGGATTCCTTCACGAAGTTCTCGATTGCAATCGACGGTCTCGACAAGATCTCGTACTACATCAACGATCTTCTTGTTGCGACCGCGAACACCACCGTCCCCACTGGGCCGATGGTTCCGTCGATTGTCCTTCATGCCTGCAATAATTCTGACGCCCAGCCCGAGATTTATCTCGACTACCTGTTCTGTGCGGTAGAACGCTGATAGTTCAAACTTCGCTCCGGGGGGCCGAAAGGCCCCTCGGAGTCTTTAGGAAACAGACATGCCCCAGCACCTTGGATTCCGCGACCGCCTCCCCGAGAACTTCGGCTCGGAAAATCTCCGAGAGAACATCGTTCTCTTTGATGATTTGCTGAGCGATACTCCAGAGCAGGGACCGCTCAATCTTCAAAGCAACAGCGGGCTAAGCAATGGATTGGTTCAATCCGTTCCCGGAGGCGTTTACAGCCTTGGCATCGGAAACTTGGGCGTGGGGCAGGGGATCACTGTTTACTCTTCCCGATGCTGGAACGCTTCCAAGCAGTTGAACTTCGGCGCAAGGGTCATTTTTACTGAAGAGTTTGAGTCCACCCTTGGGTACAACAACGACCAGATGGGCTTTTTTGCCGGTATGCACGGGGTAGAAGGAAACGTACAAAACCTATTCGCTCTGTTTGGATACCCAATTCTTGATTGGGGGTTTGGTTTTTTGAGAGATGCGGTGACGGTTGTAGATCCGGAAGCGTCCTTCTTGCAGGCTGCGTATTGGTGGAAGAATACGAAGACCAGTGTTGTCACTGTTGTTCGAGAGAATTTGTCTGCTGACTTCTCGGCGGGGTGGTCTCTGGACACTTGGTACACGCTTGGACTGACTACCTCGAATGCTGGTGTTGTCAGATTCAATGTTGATGGCGAGTTGGTTCACGAAATGAAGCCAGTGCTTCGTAGTGATGGCATTTATGGACCGATGGTGGCACACTTCAAGGCCGGTGACAGTGGAGTTGTGTACCCAACTCCGGCAGCATTAGACTGGATCTACTGCGCTCAGGCCCGTGGCGACAACAGGAAGTTGGTCTGATGGCACTTCCCACCTACAACTTTGACTTCGTCGCTGGCGAGACCTACACGCTTGAGATCACCTACCGTGACGCGGCTGGTGCTGTCATTGATCTATCGTCCGGGTATGTCGTTGACATCGACGGTCGCGTCACAGCAGATTCCGCAGGCACACTGTTTTCGATTGACTCGACTACCAGTGCGATCGTGTTGAACTCGTCTGCACCAAACATTGTTGTGACACTTGCCCCATCGGTGACTGGTGCGATTGACGCCCCAGCGTCTGGGGTCTATGACGTAAAGGTCACAGAGACAACGCCAACCCCTGACGTTGTGAGGTATATCCTTGGCGGCAAGTTCAATGTCTTGAAGGCTGTCACGGCATGACAGATGTCACGGTTGACGAGTCCGGGTACACGGTCTCGGTCTCGACGCCGAGCGTCGGGGCCGTTTCTGTCACTGAGTCTGTAGAGCCAGATGCTCCGGTCGTTGTCACCGGGCAGACTTTTGACATCTCGGTAGTTGAGCGTCCGACCGGCCAACTTGCTATTGATGGTCTTGACCCCGGCGAATACATCAAGTCACTGACCGCGATTGATTCCAAGATCGCAGTCAATGTTGATGGGTCTGGAAACGCTACGGTCA